GTGAAGAAGCTGGAGGTTTTGGAGGCGGTGAAGAAGCCGGTGGTGTTGGTGAAAGTTTTAGAGGTGATGAAGATATTATAGATAGATTACTTTTAGAGGGTAAAAAGAAAAATGAAGACATCCTTAATATGACTAAAGGAATAGATTTATTACTTAATAAAGAAAATAGCGAAATACTTAGTGACTAGAGCATATTTATTTTAAAAATACTGATATGAATTTTGGTACATTAAAAGATATATTCACAGAGAAATTGGTAGAATCTTATACTTCTGACAATAAAGAAGGTAAAGATTTGTATAAAAAATTTCTAAAAATATTAAAAGAAAATGAAACATTAAGAACCACTTTTATTGTTTACAAAAACTTGGAGACGAAAACAATAAAAAGTGAAATAGCTGCCAATGATTATATTAAAGAATCTATTTCTTTATTAGAAAATTTTAGAGGTGAAAAATCTATAAATACACAATCTAAAATCTTGGTTAGGTTATTAGAAGATAGTGGTGTGAATATTAGTGATATAGAAACTAAAAATTTACATAAATCTATACATAATTTACTAACTACTAAAAAATCTATTTCAACAATAGATAAAATACAAGAATCAAAACAAGATTTAGTTAATTGGTTAATGTCTGATAAAGAAGTTATCACAGAAGATAAATCATATGTCAACACAAATGTCAACCCAAGTAAGTTTTTAGAAATAGCTACAAATAAATTTAATGAAAAATATAAAGATACTCTAACAAAAGAAGAGAAAAATATTTTAAAAGTTTTACGTGAAAATAATGAAGAAAACACTAAAACTTTAGTATCTAAATTAGTAAAAGAAACTATAGAACTTGTTAATAAACATATAGAGTTATATGGTGAAAATACTACAGTAAAATCAAAATTATTAGAAACTAAAGATGTTATATATAAAATGATAGAAAATAACGACAGTTCTAGTAGTAAAATTTTAAAACTGTATGAATTAAAAAACAACCTAAAAAATGATTAGTAGATTTTTAAACCACTTTGTTAGTTGCTTTGGTTTTGAATGTAAACAAGACTTTAATGACTCAATAGTACACGCTAATTTATTAACAATAACACTACCTGTAGCAACTATTTCAGGTTTTTTAGAATCTTTAATGGGTTTACATGGTTTGACCGTATTATCTTTTGTTATTTTGGTGATATTAGAATTAATTACTGGTATATCTGCCGCTAAATCAAGAGGTGAAAAAATTGTTTCACATAAATTTAGTCGTTTTGGTTTAAAAGTTTTTGTTTGGATGACTCTACTATTCATAACAAATAGTTTAAAATTAGAGTATATAAATGAAAAAGATTTTTTATCGATAATAAGTGCTGGTTTTTTTGATTGGTTACATGGTTCTCTTTTTGTATATATAACTTTAGAATATTTAATTTCTGTCTTAGAAAACTTAGGTTCATTAACAAATGAAAAAAGTAATAAAACTTTAATTAACGCAATAATAAATAAATTAAATAGTTTCCTTAATCTTGAAAAATCTGAAAAAAAATCTGATGAAAATAATTAAAGACATTTTGATGGAAAAAGGTAAATGGTCTCAAGGTAGAATTTATCTTTTTTGGTCTATATTAGCTTATTATGTAACTTTAGGTATTTTAACTTGTACTGGTATGACTAAAAAAGCCAATATAGATATGAATAATTTTAAAAATATTATAGATGCCTTAGAATATTCAATGACTTTATTTGCAGGTTATGTGTTTGGTAATAGATTTTTAGAGGTGGTTAAATTTTTAAAATCCGATAAAACTAGTTAAAAAAAATATTAATTTTAATGAAAAGCCTCCTAATTTTAGGGGGCTTTTTTTTGTTTTAACAATTTACTATATTTTGGTAAAATAGTTGTATATGAATAAAAAATTATTAAAGTACTTTTGGTTAGATAGTCACCAATTAAAAAAATTGTATAATCAAAAACATATTAAAGTTTATGATAATTTAAACTTATCTAAACCATATCAAATTGTAACTCTTATATGTTCTCATATAAAAAGTTATACACTACATATAACACGGTTTTTAACACCGGAGTCGATATAACTTTTTAAAAATGAAGAGAGGTAAGGAAATTAAAATAGGAACACCATATCAATATAATATTGTAATTGGTACGGTAGATAATAAAACCCCTAAATCCGTTTACATTCAAATATCTGCTTGGGGTAAACCTAAAGAGTATGGTATAGAAGATTATGATTCTATCATTAAAAGAAAATCTAAAAGAGTTAAAAGTAAGTTATACGAAATTTTAGATGATAAATACTTTTATAGAACAAAAACTATAGTAGATTTTAATATGGCATCTTCTGGTATTAACTATGATAAAAGAAGTTTTATGTCGGTTGAATTGACTTTATTTAAAAAGGAACCTTTATTACCCATTAATTCAGACGAAATGAAATATAGAATAGAATATATATCGGAAAGAATTATTAGAGATGTTTTTGAAAAGGATGAAAACTTTGAATTTTTTAAAACTAAATTATAAATGGTAGGGAGTTAATCTCCCTATTTTTTTGCTTTAAACATTAGGTTAGCATATTTATATTAAAAACTATAAATATGAAAATATTAAAACCTGGTGAAGAAGGTACTGGATTTTTAGTAGAATATGATTCGGGCTACATTAGTCCTGAATTAACTTGTCCTGATGGAGTTTGTTCAAATAAAAATTTAATAAAAGAATTTAAATCAGGTACAAATTTAACTTTAGACGGACCATTACCCGAAAAAATAGAAATATATGCGGTTCTCCAAAAATGGGGGGTTGAAAATAAAAATGGTAGGGTATATCCTGAAGAAATTCTTAGAAGAGAAGCTAAAAGATACCAAGAGTTTATTGATATGGGTACTTCTCTTGGTGAATTAAATCACCCTGAATCTTCTATTATTGATGCCGACAGAGTATCTCATAGAATTACTGAAATTTGGTGGGAAGGTAGGACTCTTATGGGTAGAATGGAATTAGATACAACACCAGGTTATCATAAAATGGGTATCATATCTTCTGTTGGAGATAAAGTTCTTAATATGATAAGAAAAGGTTGGACTGTGGGTATATCTTCTAGAGGTGTAGGTTCACTTAAGAATGAAGGTGGTAAAAATGTAGTACAAAATGATTTTGAATTAATTTGTTGGGATATAGTAACTTCCCCATCAACTCCTGGTTCTTGGATATCTACAGATGAAAAAGATTTAAAACAATATACAGAATCTATAGAAAATAAAAATCCATTATTAGATGTTAAAAATAATGAAAAATTTATATCTGAAAATGAAAATAAATTATTACAAAATTTAAATAGATTCTTATTATAAAAAAAATAATGCGCAAGCTGCTGCAGCTTAAGCAGCATAGCAAGCAGCAAAAGCAAGCAGCAAAAATAATAAAATAATAATAAAAAAATAAAATGGAAAAAAGAATTGTAAGATTAACAGAATCCGATTTGGAGAAACTTGTTAAAAGAATTATTAAAGAAGAGGGTGAAGAATCAGAACCAATTGAAAAAAGAATAAGTTCATCTGATCTATCTAAACAAGGAAGAGAAAATTCTAGGTCAATGGGAGGTTTAACAGGACAAGAAAATATAGCTGTACAAAAATTAAATGCTATAATAAATAAATTAAAAGGCTCAAGTAATGAAGTAACAGGTACGAAAGCACAAGTTCTTGGGAGATTATTTAAAGAATTCGGTGTTTAATTTTTTAATGTAATGAATATTCGTAGAATCATAAAAGAAGAAATACTAAAAGAAATTGCTGCGGGTTATGATGACCCAACAGTAATGGGACAACATGCTGGTCAAACTATTGGTATTATGTCTAACGCTTATGCTGAATTAATAAATGTAGTTTCTGGTTTAGCAAACGCTCTAGCTGATAATCAACCAAAAAATGATATCTTAATTTATTTAGATGAATTTCTTAATGAAATTTTAATTTTTACTAACCACCTAAAACTTTCTATTGAAGATTTCACAGAAAAAGAAGTAGTAGATGAAACACAAAAATTAATAAAATTATTAAAAAGTTTAGAAAATAAAATTAGGGTTTTGATTGGTATGTCTTCAGATTTTAGTAATGATATGTTTAATAGTAAAGTTAGATCAATTTTAACAGAACTAATGCCACCAATACAAAAATGGGGTGATAAATTGAATAAATCTAATAAAATGTTTATGGGTAGATTAACAGGTAGAAATAGAGGTGCTTTTGGTGCTGGATTTGATATGTTTTAGCACTTCACAAATCAAAACATTTTTTTTATCATTAACCTATCAATAATTATTAATTTTAAAACGTTTTAAAAATGGGAGACCAAACATTAAATTTTTTCCTTGTTAAAGTTGAATTCGAAGATGTGAATGAAGAGACAGGAAAAGTAAAAAAAATAAAAACTCAATATCTAGTTGATGCCATGACTTGTACTGAAGCTGAAGCTAGAACACATGAGTATTTAAAAGGTACTGTATTTGATTATGAAATTGTATCAGCAGTAAAATCACCGATTGAGGATGTTATTAAGTCTGAAGTTACAGCTTAATCTTTTTCAAATAAAGAAATTAAAAGATTCACAGAAATGTGGGTCTTTTTTTTTAATAATATATTTATAATTAGAAATGAGAAATCTTATTAAAAAAATATTAAAAGAAAATATCAATAATGACCCTGATTGGTCTTTTGTTAATTTTGAACCTTCTGAAGAATTATTTTATAATGCTACTGAAGTAAACAATGGGTATCATTGGAGTATAGATAATTTTAACGATTGGAAAAATTTATATGACGGACTTACTTATTTTAGAGGGGTAAAACTAATATGGGAGATTAATCCATATATGCCACAAGCAGAACATTGGTTTAATCAATATCTAAAAAAGGCTGGAAATTTGAACGTATTATTAACCTACGATAAAGAAAATGTTTATGGTTGGTTTGATACAATGTCAAATGCTTATAATAAAAACAATAATTTAGTACCTAAACCAATAATTTAATCTCTATACTTTTCAGGTAGACCAACTTTATCCGCTATCTTATCAAATAAACCATCATGTTCTTTTGAGTGGGATAAATTTTTTCCAACAGCCGCATGAATTAATTCGTGTGTTATTACCCATCTAAGATATTCAATATCATCTAAGGCTTTTGATTTAATACCCATTAAACCATTTTTACCATCTTGTGGATGGTCAAATCCAGCTATTTTACCATCAATTATATTATCATCTATCTTAATTTCTATTGTAGGTAGATTTAATTCTTCACCCTTTATATCAAAATAGGCTCTTTTTATTTCCTTTTCTATATGATTTTTAAGTGACTTAATTTTTCTCAAATCATCATCCCCCTCATTTAATAAAGGTTTTTTCACTCTTTCAGAAATAATTTCTTTAATAATATTTGACATAAAATAATTCATACAATAATAAATATCAAATTTTTTTAAATAATCTTTTTTAAAAAAATAAGTTTTTTCCACATCTATAACATATTTATTTGAAAAACATGTTTTTAATGCAATGTTTTTTAATAATAAAAACCAAAAAATAATAAAAAATGGCTGAAACAAGAAAGTCTATCATCGACGAAGCTTTTATGGAAGCAGAAAGTATTGATAAAGCTTTCAAAGCCAACGCAAAAGAAATACTGGCTCAGACAATGAGTTCAGAAATTGAAGAAATGGTGAAAGAATCTTTGGAAGAAGATTGGAGTGGCTTAAAAGAAGACGAAGATGAAGGAGAAATTGAAGATCTAGAGTTTGATGACTCTGATTTAGCTAGCTTAGACGCTGGTGACGACCTTGACTTAGACCTTGGTGATGATGAAGGAGAAATCGATTTATCTGACCTTGGTGATGAGGATGGGGATGATGTTGTTGTACGTGACCTTACTGGTGAAAAAAACATCGATAAAGTTATTAATGTGTTCAAAAAAATGGACCCTGAAGACGAAATCGAAGTTGTACAAGATGGTGATAACATTGACATCAAAGATAACGCAACTGGTGCTGAGTACAGAATAGAACTTGGTGATGGTGTATCTGATTCTGAATATGATCTTGACTTAGAAGACGAAAATGATTTTGAAGATTTCGACTTAGAAGGTGAAGAGGAATTAGAAGATGAAGAAATGGAAGAAGGTGTGATTTATGAAATCCATCTTGATGAGGATGACATGAATGAAATTGGTGCTTCATCTGGACGTGGTGGTGAACACTATGAAATGATGAGAAAATTTTGTTTAGAGAACCCTAACCACAAAGATTGTCAAGAAGAAGAAATGGAAGAAGGTAGAATGCCTCGTACTCTTGGTAAGGCATCTAAATTACCTAACCGTAAATCTTCTGAGATTGGATCAAACCGTGAAAGAATGGGTATGAGTGAATCTAAAACACCAAGAACATCTGGTTTAATTAATGAAAATAAAGTTCTAAAAAATACTATTACTTCTATTAAGGCAGAAAATGAAACTTTAAAAGAAGACTACAATAAAATGGTAGACGCTCTTAAAGAATTCAGAAATAAATTAAATGAAGTAGCAGTATTCAACAGTAACCTTACTTATACTGTAAGATTGTTTACTGAACATTCAACTACTAAAGACGAAAAAGTTGATATCATCAAAAGATTTGATGAAGCAAAATCTCTTAAAGAATCTAAAAACATTTATAAAAATTTAGTTAAAGAAATCTCTAAGACAAAAGCTCCAATTAAAGAATCTATTGAAAACAAAATCAATGAGACTAAAGGTAGTGGTTCAGCAACACAAATTACAGAATCAAAAGTTTATGTAAATCCTGAGTTTGAAAAAATGAAAAAACTTTGGGATTACGATTACAAAAAATAATAATAAAAAATAAAAAATAAAAATGGGATATTTATTAAAATCTGGTGAAGTAGGTAATATTGGATTGAAACACCAAAAAGCTATCCGTGAAGCAACGGTAAATAAATGGGGTGACTTAGGATTCTTAGAAGGATTAGATGGTCACGTAAGAGAGAACATCGCTTTGTTATATGAAAACCAAGCATCTGTTCTTATTAATGAAACTGATACATCTGGTGGGGCTTCAACAGGTTCTTTCGAAACTGTAGTTTTCCCTATCGTTAGACGTGTATTCTCTAAATTATTAGCAAATGACATCGTATCTGTACAAGCATTAAACTTACCTATCGGTAAATTATTCTACTTTGTACCTAAAATCTCTGATAGAATTGGTGATTTAGCTGCTGACGGTGATACTTCATCTCATGGTGAACCATTTGTTACTACTTGTGTTGATTCAGGTTGTGATACAACAACTTATGATGCTTGTGGTAAAAATCTTTACGATAGATTCTATAACGATGGTTTATATGACCAATCAAAAGGTAAAATCACTTTAGTTGTTACTAACGCAACTCCAGTTATTTGGTCAGCAACATGTGCTGAGTTTGCAGCTGGTGTTTCTCCTTTCGCTGGTGATGGTTCTGTTAGAACTCAAATCCTTGAAGTTTCTGGTTTTGAATCAGCTGGAGCTGGTAGACTTTTAGGTCCTGATGGAAATGAAATGGATACTGAAGCTTTCTTAGCTTCTTTAACTGTTACTCCTACTGGAACACTTAAAGATAAAGATGGTAAAGTTATTGCTGTATCTGGTGATGAATTACCTGTAAGAGTTGTTACTCAAAAATACGGTAAAGGTATCGTTAAATATGATGATATTTGTACACCAGCAGGTAAACTTTATTTAGAAGTTGATTTAACTCACCCTGTATGTGTTGAGTGTGGTGATGGTACTTTTGATGGTTATATCGGAGCTCAATCTGGTACTACAGCTATCGTACCTGGAGCTGGTGTAGCTAACTTAGGTGGTGTATCATTCGCAGTTGCTTATAGAACATACGATGATTTAGAACTTGAATCTCAAATGGGAGAAGTTTCTTTCGAATTGGATTCTGTAACTGTATCTGTAACTGAAAGAAAATTAAGAGCTACATGGACTCCTGAATTAGCTCAAGATGTATCAGCATTCCATAATATCGACGCTGAAGCTGAATTAACAGCATTATTATCTGAGCAAGTTGCAGCAGAAATTGACCGTGAAATCTTACGTGACTTACGTAAAGGTGCAGCATGGCAATTACGTTGGGATTACAACGGATGGAAGAGATTACCTAACAACAATGGTTACACTCAAAAAGATTGGAACCAAACATTGGTAACAGCTATCAACCAAATCTCAGCTCAAATCCATAAATCTACATTAAGAGGTGGAGCTAACTTCGTAGTAGTATCTTCTGAAGTATCAGCTATTTTTGATGATTTAGAGTACTTCCACGTATCTAACGCTTCTCCTGAGCAAGATCAATATAACATGGGTATCGAAAGAGTAGGTTCACTTTCAGGAAGATATACTATCTACCGTGACCCTTACGCACCAGCGTACTCAGTGTTAATCGGACACAAAGGTAAGTCATTATTAGACACAGGTTACATCTACGCTCCGTATGTACCTTTACAATTGACTCCTACAATGTACAATCCATTTAACTTTGTACCTGTTAAAGGTATCATGACTCGTTACGCGAAAAAAATGGTCAATAACCGCTTCTACGGGCATATCCGTGTAGATGGTTTACGTACATTCGATGTAAGAGAATTAAGATAATAAATCTTAAAACCATACACTAAAGAGGGACTTCGGTCCCTCTTTTTTTTTTATGGCTATTTACAATAACATATAATATGGTTATATTTATATTATATGAAACGTAAAGAATTTTCTGAAGAAGAGTTAAATAAAATTATTAAAATGTATACCGAAGAATATAAAGGTACACCTACAATATGCCAAGAATTTAATTGTTCTAAAGCAATAATAAATCGTGTATTACGTGAAAACGGTATAAAATTAGGTCCTTCTGGTCGTAAATGGACTGGTGGTAAAGAAGTTGCTGATAAAAAATGGAGAGAGAAGAATAAAGAAAAATTAGACCAATATCACAAAGAATGGTCAGAAAAAAATCGTGAACATCGTAAAGAGTATCATAAAGAGTGGAGAGAGAAGAATAAAGAGTATTATCAAAAATATCGTAGAGATTACGAAAAAACCAAAAAAGACTCTGACCCTAAATATAGATTAGCTAGTTATACAAGAACAGCAATATATACTTGTTTAAAAGAAAGAAACGTATCTAAATATAGTAATACATTTGATTTATTGCCTTATACATTGGAGGAGTTGGTTTACAGATTGGAATCACAATTTAAAGATGGTATGACATGGGAAAACTATGGTGAATGGCATGTTGATCATATTAAACCAATGAGTTCTTTTAATTTTGAATCCCCTGAAGATGAATCATTTCAGGAATGTTGGTCCTTGGGTAATCTTCAACCCCTATGGTCAAAAGATAATCTTTCTAAAGGGGCTAAATACATTAATTAAAATCGTATTTTAATTTTTTATTACAATTATTAAAATTATAACAACGAACATGACGAGGTTCACAAATATACTCCACATTAGATTCTATACACCTAATAGTATGTTGTGATTCATTAATTATATCGATGATTTCAAATTCTTTACCAACAAGTCCTTCTTTAAATTCTATCATATCTAAAGGGTCATTTTTTAAAAAAAATTTATTACCTACAATTAAAAATTTATTACGTAATAATGCATTAAAATTATAATCCATTAAATCATATTTATTTTTATGTTTTTCTAATTCATTTTTTAAATTATAATTATCCAACTCTAACAGTTGATTTATTTCAAGAAAAGAATTGGATAATTTTTTAAAATGATTTACCTCTTTAACTAACATAAAAATAGTTAAAAATAATACAGTTATTAAAATTATAGATAAAAAAATCATAAAACATCGGTATTTCTTTCATTCAATATTTCCCTCACACGTTCTTCAACAATCTCCCTTACTCTATCTTCTGTTACCAGTTCTTGATCATAATAGACAACTCTATCTTCGTCCACTCTAAAAATAATATCCCCTTGAGCATTATTCAAAGTTATTTGTGGCCTAAAATTTGTTGTGTTGTAATTTATAACATAATCACCCAAAAGAGTGGTAACATTATCTACATTTAAAATCTCGTTTGGAAAAGGTATTTCATATTGTAGAACAGGTCCACCCATTAAGAAATCATGTCTTTGTATTTGTTTTTTTATCATAAAGATATAATAAAAATGTGGGGATTTTTTGAAACCCCCACTAATGGTATTAATCTTTAATACCTTTTTTCATTGCTGCATCTCTATTGGTAGGTCCATTCTCAAGTCTATCGTTAATAATATTCATGATATCACCACCCAACATACTATAAACTTTCATGGCGTTGCTAACATTCATTTGAGAGTCAATAACATCCCAAATTGTAACACCATCTTGTTTATTACGGTCATTATGGAAGGCCACTTTTGAAAAGATATTATTTTTAGCTTCACTCTCTTTAACAGATTTATCGATGACATAAACTAAGACACCATTCTCAGTATATTGTTTGAAATATTTGCCATAGTTGTGGTCTTCACTCGCAACACACCATTTAGTTGCTTTACCGTATAAATTAGAACTACGTGTAGATAAAGGGAACACTACTAACCAACGGTCATCTTCATAAAGAACTTCAGTTTCTTTTTTCTTAACCTCAGAACGAGTGATTTTTTCTTTAGCTGTTTTAACAGCTTCGATAATATCTTGATTGGATTCATATGAATAGATATCTTTATTATCCAATAAGTTTCTTTGTGAAAGTTCTTCAAAGTCTTTAATTACTTCGAACATTTCTTTGAAGGTTTCATTACGTAATTCATTGTTAATCCACTCAACCCATTCTGCCGTACATTTAATCATGAATGGGAGGTATTTATTGGACTTTGATGGGTCCATGCTAGCCAACACGTCAATAACATCTATTACGTAACTTGGATTTTGCGTCTTTAAATCTTTAACTTTTGCCATATTTAAATTTTTATTTTCTAAACGTTAACAAAACAAATATATGTATATTTTTTTAATCTATCAAAGAGATTGGGTAAAATTTTTATCATTTTATGGATATTTATATGTAAAACATATTATATGAAAAAAGTGGTTAGATTAACTGAAAACGATATAGAAAAATTAGTTAAAAAAATTATAAAAGAAGAGGGTGAAGAAAAACAAAATAGTGCTACAATGACTAAACACCCAGCGTATTCTGTTATAGATGATTTAGGTTCAAAATTAGAAACTTTAAAGGATGACTTTAAAAAAGGTATTGCTAATTCTGTTTCTGGTTCAGATGGTTATCATAGTGAGATAGATAAATTCTCTAGTGAATTTACAAACTTCATTGGTAAATTAGAAAAGTTAAAAACAAAAATTAATGATTACCAAGAAGTGGAGAATAAAAAATATGAGGCCGAAAAAAGAAAAAGAGCTGAAGAAGAGAGAAAAATGAAAACTCAAAAAAGATATCAAGACCACATGAGTGGTAGAAATTATTCTTATTAAATAAAAAAGGTCTGATAAATCAGACCTTTTTTATTTTAACACCATTCTTTTTCGGATACTATTTGAAATTCAATTATATCATGGTAAGTTCTTATTTCACTACCAGATTCAATTTTAAGTTCTAAATAATAATCATTGGGTATAAACCATGAAGTATCTATAAAAAAGAAATTACTGTCTTCGGTTCTATTTATCTCATGCCAATCAACGTATTCTAATTGTGTTTCACCTTCTTTAATGTATATTCTATAATACATTTTATCCACTGGTTTAAAATTAGATGTAAAAGGTATTTTAGCATCAACATTTACCCTCCTAGTATCACCACGTTTTATTTTTTCTTTTCTTTGTATTCCACTAAAACTAAAATGGTAATCATAAATAGGTATATTGTTTGAATTACCAACACCTCTACCACTCTTATCACTAGAACCTACATTATAATAAGATTCTTTACCTTGTATTATAAAATCTAATTCTACATCACCAATATTACTACCGTTTATTGTAACGTTTTGCCATACATCTCTAAATTGTATATTATCACAATAACCACTAATAGGACTAGAACTAACATTTAATTCTACATAATAAACACCAGTTGTTGTTTGTTTAATTTCAGATGAAGGTATAATACTATGAACATTATTATTTTGATCATAAATAGAAACTGATGATATATCAGCATTAACTCTTTCACCACCAGCATTAACAAACAAATACAATCTATTTGTTTTATCTAGATAAAAATTATTTCTATCATCTTTAATTAAATCGTTATGAACACTTTCCATAAAAGGTTCGTATACTGTTTGAGTTTCTCTTGTAAAAAAACCTACATAACAAACATCTTCTTGTGGTGCTGATTCTAGACTAGGATTGAAAGCTATACCCATAGTACAAGCTGTTACCCCACTTAATATTAAATTGTTAACATAATTAGTTACATCAACACAAAAATTTTCATTACCTTTATCAAAATGTTGTTCACCTTTAACTAAATTTGTGGTAGTACCTGTATAACCACTTGTACCACCAGAATACCACATATAAGGGTCAGTGTATATTCCTTGGTGTGACCAATTATTTAAAGTAGTTCTATCAATCCAATTAACAGCTGTTTCACAATAATTTTGGTCTCCCAAAGTACAACCTAAAGAAACTGATTGTACATAATCATAACCATTACCTTCATCCCAAAATTCTGGCACTTCAAATAATATTAAATCAAAACTTACAGCTCTTTTAACTTCACCACAAGAACTTACCACTGTTTTACAATATAATTCTTGGTCAAAACAAGAAGTATTGGTTAAATTTATTTTGTGTGTTAAATTACTTAAATTATATTCTTTACTATTAACTTTTGTTATCATATCAGATAAATCTAGGTTAAAGATATATCTAGAAAAAGTTAAATCATTAATATTATTAGATCCACCGTGGAAAAGTTCTACAATAGGATTCCTACCTGTATTAACACAAGAATTCCTAACTATAACAGCATCTTTATCAAAATAAGTTCTGTATATACTCATTAGCTTTTATTTACTAATAAATATCCAAAAAAAAGATATAATTTAAAAAACTTTAATCTCATTTAGCTTTGGTATATATACGTCATTTAACGGTATATTTTTTTCTGCTAAATAATTTTTTAGAATTGTTACAACGTTTTGGTAAGCGTCATTTTCATTTACTCCAGTACCATCTAATTTAACTATAATATCACCATTCGAATTGTTTATAATATCAAAATCTACTTTACAAATAGTGCCATCACATACTTTAACAGCGTCAATAGATATTAAAGAAGATAATGCATCACTAACTCTAGTTATTGAAGAATTATCTCTAATAACCTCTTCACCAACCAGTTTACCACCAATATCTGATGTACCAGTACCTCTAGAATTAGCTAATGTTATTTTAGCTTGTAATGATTTAGTACTTTCAAAATCACCACCAGCAAATATATTTTTACTATTTAATTTAGGGAATTCTTTAGTTTTCCAATCTTTTAAATCTTTTAAAGCTTGGTCCCCTTCATTTGGTGGTTTACCATGGTAAGGGTGTACATGACTATTAATCCATTTATAAAGTAATTCTATAAAATCTTGTAATATATCACCATATACTATTGGATGTAATTTATCTTCTATATTAACCTCTTCTTCTTCATTAAAATAAGGTTTAATAATAGATGAATTATCATCCCTACCAATTAAATAAATTTTATTACTAACTAAATTTATATCAGTTCTAATTTTTTGACCATTTTCATTATTCAACAGATTCTTAAATTCAGTATTTGTTGTAGATTCTATTTCTTTAGTAATATTAAATTTACCTGGTGTTATAGTTTTTAATTGTATATAACCAGGGTTAATGTCATTTCTTACTGTTGGTTGGTTTGGTAAAAATTTTGATGTTCTGATTAAAACTTCTGATGGTTTAAATATTATATCAGTATTATCCCTACCTTGAATAGCTATTTCATCTTTTTTTGGGTATACCCCTTCAGCCGTAACTATTTTATTTATCGATTGTTCATAACCTAAACTGTAGTCAGGCCTACCTCTTCTAGCATCAGGAAAATTAGGAGACTCTTTTAATTTATCACCTAATTGTGGTACTAATGGACCGACATATTCCCTAACATATTGGTCATTTCTTATATCAAATAAAATTACTTTGGCAGTTTCCCCTTTTTTAGGTATTATATTAATATGTAAAGGTAGAAATGGGAAACAAACCTGTGAATCTTCTTTTGACCATGGTTTTGGTGGGTTATCTAAAGGTTTATCATCAAAACCTTTTATTCTAACACGAATTCTAGAGGCACCAGATGGATCATCAACATCAATAACTTCAGCTAAAAAGATTATTGGTTGTTTGCCTCTAGATTTTATTCTATTATCACCTCTTGCTCCTTCACCTAAAGATTCATTCCTTACTGACATCTACTCCTCTATTTTTTAATTCTTCACAAATTGCTTTATAAACTCTTTCAATGGCCTTCATATGGTCATATTTTTTAATAGTATCTTCTTTTACTTTATAAAAATCTTGTGCCAAATTATATCTAAGTTCTAGTAATTGTGAGTTACTTTTTTTATCTAATCCTTTCATATTTAAAACATTTGTCCATGACCACATGATGTACTAATTAAAGTACCAAAAACTTGTATAGGTCCACCAGCGTTACCACCTGTTGCCTGTAATTGTGTTCCAGCTCTAGTACAAACATCTATTCTCGCATCTTGTTGTAAAGCTTTGATAATTTCTTCCATCCTTATTTTTTCCATAATTTCGTCTGGAGCTGTTTGTCCACCAGGTAATGGACCAACAGGTAAACCTGCTTCTGATTTTCTTCTTATAATTCTAGCCGCAATTTTATCTGAATCCATACCAGGTTTTAAATTACCTGTATAAGCTAAAAGACTAGCCGGTACTAAATCACTACTCGGTATTACCGGTATTTTGAATAAATTTTTTAAAGCTTTTAAAACCGAATTAGAACTTCTAAAATTTATTTCACCAGATTTTTGACTTTCTTTACATTTATCAATATTACCCATTTTAAATAAATTATATTTTTATTATTAAGTAACTAATGACTCTGGTTGTGGTAAAGATGTTAATAAACCTTCAGTTTCCCCACCAGTAGTTTCTTTAGTATAACTTTTAATTATATCAGCTTTTTTCTTAGCTATTTTTTTAATAATTTTTTTAACAATTTTTTTAATTAATTTTAAAATCTCTCTTTTTAAGATTGAGAATAATATCTCAACTAATACAGCCCAAGACTCCCTCACTATATATTCAAAAAATGACCTATTAAATATAGCGAAATCAAAACTAGTTTCTTGTAAAGTTTTATTTAAAGTTGTTATATAATTAGCCATATTAGTTATAGCGACTACTGTAGGTTTATTAAAACTACTTTTAACTAAAGTTTTTGGTAATTCTTTTATTAAATCTTTGTTAAATTTATCTTTGATTGATTCAGCATTTTTAGGTGATTTTTTAGAAGCAATATCATCAATTTTATTTAATATTTCTAAAGTTTTTCTTTCTTGTAAAGACGGATTATATTTATTGTCTTTCATTTCATTTAAAAGAGTGAATAATTCAGGTGATTCTGTAGCTAAATCAAATTCATATACACCACAACCTAAATCCAATTCCATTATACCTAATTTTCTACCGATAGCATTTTTTTCTATATCAGATAATTCATCATCATTAAAAGTAAAAAATGAGTCATCATAAACTATTTCATCATAACAAGGGTCTACATCTAATATTTTTTTACTCAACTTATTAAGTTTTTCATCATCAATTAATTGATCTTTTGTTACTTCAGTTCTTGATGATATAATACCAAAAACACCTTCTAATAAAGTAGTCATAAACTGTTCTTTACTAAAAAGTTCTATACTAGACATAAAATCTAATAAAAATTTAGAAAAACTTTTATTATCGTAATTAGAGTTTATTTTAAAATCAATTTTATTAGATTGTGTTGTAGTACTAGTGGAACCACTAACATAACCATAAAAAGTTAAATCTATTAGTGGGCCATCTGGACCGTCCCATGTATTAGTTGTGTTAGGTGTTCTGATTGTATCGAAAATAAATTTATCAAAATCTTTATCTGATCCACTAAATAGAAGAGTTGAAACACCGTTATCTGGGTCATTTTTAAATTGATTAACAAAATCTATTTGTGAAATCAACATACCTAAACTTTGGTTAGGTGGTATTGCAAAATCTGAGGAACATGAATTAGATTCTAATATCCCATTAATTATCGCGTCTTTTAGAATTGATTTAAATCTTGGGAAGAATTTATTAAAAATTTCTATTAATAATTTTCCAGCATAACTTCTTTTTTTAGGATCTTCCTCTTCTTCTTTTTTTTCTTGATTTTTTTCTTTCCCTCTATTTGTTAATTTACCTTTACCAGGTAAATCAAAACTAAAACCCCTATCTACATTTTTTTGTTTTTTAGAGTCTTCTTCTTTTTTTTCATCTTCATTACTATCAGTAACTACACTTAAAAAATCTAATAAAAAGGGTATTATGTCCTTGGATTTTTCATCGGCAGACTCAAAAGAAGATGTTTTTTTTGTATCTGGTAAATCATTTAAAACTTTAAGTATACCAGTTTCTTCTAATAATAAATTTTTTTCTTCAATAAAACCCATTATTCATCTTTTTTACCAAACATGTCCCTCAATAAATCCATATCTTCGGGAGTTAAAGAACCGTCAGTTTTTGTTTCTGAACTATCACCTTTAAAAATTAATGTACTCATTAATTTAACTAATGATAATTTTTTATCAATTGTACTATCTACTAATTTTAATAAATCAGTGTTAGCTTTATTTAAATTAACTAGGTCATGCATATCATCTACTTCAACCTTCTTTTTGTTTTCGTTAATTTGTCTAATAGCTGTAGTACGTTGTTCCACAAGTTCGTTATAAGCTTCTTGTGCCATACCTAAAAAACTGTCAGTACTTAATCTTACTTCTTTTTTCTTTGGTCTTCCCATTTTAATATTTTCTTATAAATATCTTTTTATTTAATTTTAAAAAGATTCTTCTCTTAATACATTATAAATAACACGATACCTTTTCATTGCATTTCTAATATCTTTTGTTGTTAGGGAAGTGATTTCCCTCATATAATATAGTATTAAGTTTTTATTGAATTTATTTTTACCAGGGACGTTATCATCATCAAATAAATTTTCCCACTCATCTAAAATGGAAGTTAAAGCTTTACCAACCTTTAATTCATTTTCAGACAAAACTTTGTTTTCCATTTCTTTTTTTATACTATTAGATATATCCTCTATTAATTGGATTAAGTCATTATTTGTCTCATCTATATAGTAAGCCATATTTTCATCTTCCTCGATTAAAGGAGCAAAATCATCATAACTTAAATTCTGCTTTAACCTTTTATCTTCTTTAATCATTTTACCTAGAAGGTAATGTTTACAAACAGTACCATAATAAGAATATGATTTCTTATTTTTTAAAGGTTTAAATTTATGGAATTTTATATGTAAAAAACTTAAAGTATCTGAATGAAGGTCTTCAAACTCCATTGTTTTAGAATAGAGTTTGTACCTTCTAATAATACTTTCAATCATTTTGTTTAACGGGGCTTTGAGTTGTTTACTATAGATTCTATTTCTAAGTATATCCTCTTCTGTCGTACCAGTCCATCTATACCCCTCTTGTGTAGAGGGGTCTTTAATTAATTTACCAAGTTCAAGATATTTCTTTACTGCTTCTTCCTCTTCTGGACCAAAGTAAGGTTTTTTATTTGGTTTTCTACCCCTTTTCTTTGGTTCATCTTGCATATTTTAGACTGTATGTTCTTCTACGTTATATGTCATTCCCCTATCTTGTTTAAAATAACATTCTTTTTTAGCTGTATTAAACCACCATTTTGCTTCAAGAGGATTCATTTTCTCTTCACCATTATAATATTCAAAAAATAATGATGATGGTCTCATATTAGTTTTTTTGTAACCAATTTTAGGGATTGTCATGATTTTTTTATCGTAATAAGTCATTCTTAAGAAAAACTCATAATTAAATTGTAATTTAATACTTGGTTTTAATTTACCTACAGATTCAAAAGATTCTTTTCTTATAACCGAACCAGATAATTGGAAACTAGGGTAGTTTAATAAAGCGTCATTATCTAACATACCGATTTTATCTGAAAAATCTTTAGCCCAAACAGGTTCATTAGTAAAATGTAAAAATCTACCTTCAGTATTAGCATCTAATACAATTGGTAAAAATACATCAACCTCATCGTAATAATTAGAATATTTACTGAAATTACTAAACCAAATTTTAGAATACTCATCATCCATTTCTAAAATAGAAAACCATTCAGTCTCAACTTTAGAAACACCGTAATTAATTTGGGAACAAAAATCTGTTTCACCATCATTTTCCACTATTTCTAAAATAGATTTTATTTTATCATCATATTCAAAAGATTCTACCGTATTTTTAACTTCACTACCTTTAGGTACTACAACCAATAATTTAGTAGGTAATTCTTGTTGTTCTCTAATACTAGCTATAGCTTTAGCGAAATAATCTTTTTCTTCTTCGTTAATTCTATGTACCGGTAAAATAACTGTTACTTTATTATCCATTGTTTTCTTCTGTTTTTGTTTCTGTTGTTATTGTTAAATCATATTGTTCTAAACTCTTCTCAAACTCTGAAATTATTTTTTTAGTTAAATTTTCAAAATAATTTTTAATAGTTTCTTTTTGTTCTTCGGGTTTATATTTTGTACTTGTTTCATCCATTTCTGTGTACAATTCTTGTGGTTCTAAATCTTCTAACCAAGCTTGTAAGTAATTACCCAAAATATCTACAATGTTATTAACATTATTAGTCCACATACCATTTCTATCTGTCATCCATTCAGGTACCATATTAGGTACTTTACCAATAACAGGTACACCACATCTCATAGATTCTAAAGGGAAAGTACCAAAACCAGAAACATCATCAATCCAAACTGAAACACAAGATTCAGCTAAATTTTCAGCAAATTTCTCTCTAGACATACCTCTTAAATCTCTAAAAGAAATCCATTTTAAATGAGGGTATTTAACATAAAATGTTTTAAATATTTTTAGAGTATCTCTTTGGTCTCTAGTATAAATTGTTACGATTGGTTTTTTAGGTTCTTCGGATTTTTTGAAGTACTCTGGGATTGATATTGATGTTACCCCTACTTCCATTAATGGATTTGAAAATAAATTTTCAATATATTCTTTTTGTGTTTCAGAGGTTGTGATAACGTCTCTTACTTTGTAATCGGACCAATTTTTACCAGGTTCTAACATTTCAAAAATATAATCATATGCTTGTGACATAACCATTTTTCTACAAGGTAAACCTTTAATTTGTTCTAGAACATTACCAAAAATTTCTGGTATAATAACCAAATCAACACCACTAACTTTTAACTCATTTCTTTCAATTGATAAATGTGGTAAATTACCGTATTCTTCTCCTAACCAAGATGAAGCGTTTACGTAATCATTTTTTTCATGTAAAATATATGCTTTATAACCTAATTCAGTCAAAACTTTTACATGTTCATAAACGTTAGCTACACCAGCTGTAGGTGTACCTTTAGTATCCATAGTAAAAAAATAAATACCAAAGTCTTTTTTTGATATTTTTTCAATGTTGGACTCGATTTGTTTTACAATTTCTAGTTTTTCCATTTTTAACTTCTGTTTCTTTTTATTAATTTATTTTTTATTAAAGTGTTAAACGCCAATTTAAAAGGTATACTTAATTGGTCCTCTAATTTTTGCACTCCCATAGCTTCATCAACAATACTATTTTCAGTGAGTATCGCTTCTATTAAACCTTTAGTTATTTCCCATTTTGCTACATCGACCATAGGTCCTTGTAAATCTAAAACAGAAATTTCTTCCTCTTTAGTACCTTCAGTACCATCTTCTTTTTCTAGTAAATCTTTTAGATTTCTAGGATCTTCTTCTTCTACTTTAACAAAGTCTGTAATAGCTTTTATGTCTAAGTAATATTGCTCTCCGGCTATACCAAATAATTCCATAATCAATTATTAATAATAAATTTTAATATGTAAACTTTAAAGGACCCATTCACCCTCACCTCCATCAAAAATACTTTTAATTGAGTTTATAGTAAAGCTATCAATTTCTTTAATTGTTTTAATATTTAAGTCTGATTGAGTCATTAGTTTATTGTATTCTTTTTCAACCCTAACACAAATTTTATTTTTAGGTTTAGTTTTTATAATTGTAGGATGGTCGGTAATCATAACATCAACATGGTCCCAAACTTTTTCATATTCTGTAACAAATTTTATGTTAGGACACATCGATTTAGTTTTTGATAAAAAGAATAATGTTGATGGTATTGCTAAACCTCCTTCTCTTGTTATTATAATAAATTCATGTTCAGGATTCTCTAATATTAAATTATTTAAAGTTTCTATAGCGGAACTAACAATTTCATTAGCATAACCAAAAATTTCTAATGTACATTTTTCGTACATAAATTCTTCTAAAGTAACTTTATTTTTAACATTTAATAATTTAGTTTCTTCTTTTGAATCAAAAAAAGAATCTTCATTAAAATTAGGGTTAAACTCTAATTCTGCTTGTACAATTTCTTCTTCAGGAAAAGTAATCCAATTTTCTAAATCATAGTCTTTTATTTCTATTGGTTCATCCTCTTCATTAGCAAAGTATTTTTGGAAAGTATTTTCTATTTGACCAAAGTAATCACGTAAAACATTATCTATTGAAACTCCTATTTTCATATAAAATATTTTTTTAATTTTTTCTTTTAGTATTAGGAATTTTACCAGCAGCTAAAGCCATTTCATAGTTATCGATAATCTTTATAAGTAATGGGTCCCTAACAATATCCGCTCTCTCAAATTTAAAATGAAACATCTGTTCATCATTACCTAAAATATCGTTTATAAAGAAATCTAATGCAACATATTTTTCGTTAATATCATTTTGCCTTGAGTCACCAATAATAGCTATTTTAGAACCTTGTCCAAACCTAGTAATAGTAGTCATTAATTGTTTGATGTCAGCATTTTGCATCTCATCACAAATAATAAATGAATTTTTGAATGTTCTACCTCTCATGTAAGCGATAGGTTGCATTTTAATAGTACCATTATCCAACCACATTTTAAGTGTTTTAGAGTCTACCATTTCAGTTAAATTGTCCATGAAAGATTCAAAGAAAGGTGCTATTTTATCTTTTTCAGTACCAGGTAAAAAACCTAAATCCTCACCTGAAGTCTCTAAAGGTTTAACTAAAACAATTCTCCTAACTTCATTTTTTTGTAAGGCTTTAACTGCTGCATAACAAGCAGTAAATGTTTTAGAAGTTCCTGGAGGACCTACAATACTTATTATTCTAGCGTCTTTAATACCATTATAAAGTTCGTATTGTTTTTCGGATAATTTAACGGATAAATAATTAGAAAATTCTTTATTGACTTGTTCATTTTCTAAGTATTCGTCATAAGATTCTTGTACATTTATCTTATTTTTTCTTTTAGTCATCATAGTTTATTTTTATTAAAATATTAATAATTGTTCTCGATTAAAAAATTATTTTGGAATAATTTTTTTGTAAAATCAGACATTTCTTTAATTTGTGTATCTAAATTTGGTATTTTGAATTTGGCTAGGTTATCCAAATATATAGTGGATAAACTACGGTCTACTTTAGTATTAACAGATACCGGTGTTATATCTATGCCCAAATTAAAATGTTTATTAATTAATGAAGATAATTCATACTTATTTAAGGTATCTGAATGCAAATGTTTTATACCCGACCAATATAAATTATTGTCTATCATAGCTTCAACAATTTTAGCAAACTGTAGACAAGTAACACCATTCCATTTATGATTTAAATAACCATTTATTTTACCATCTTTATTAGATTTAATCCATTCAACTAAAGATCTACCATTACCAACCTCTTCACCTATAATAGAAGTTCTAATGACCGTACAATTTTCAGGTTCACCTAAAGATTTTGTTCTACCATAAACATCACTAATGTCATGTGAATCTTTTTCATCGTACTGACCCTTATCACCTGTATAAACACAGTCTGTTGTTGGGTGAATCATTCTTACACCCATATTTTGACAAACATTTGCCAATATTCTAGGGAATACTGAATTAACCTGTATAGCGTTTAAATCACCTAAAGAGTCTACCATAGGTTTAATAGTACCGATACAGTTAATTACTATATCCCCTTCTTTTAAACCTAGATGAAATAATTTAGCTTGTAATTCTTCTTGACGTACACTAGATGCGTCAATTTCATTTCTAGTAATATCTACTACTGTATATCGATTTTTTAAATAGGTAGAAACATATCTACCTAACATCCCATTTGATCCAAAAACAAAAATTTTCATATTCTATCTATAATCTTCTTCCCAGATATTCCATCTGTCATGTTCTTCTCTAATATCATCACCTAAACTTTCTTCTAATGTGGATGTAGAGAAAAATATTATTTTAGTATTTTCTTCTAATGATTTAAACCCATTATAGTTACCTGGTGGTATCCATAAAATTTTAGGTAATTTATCACTTAATATAAATTTAGAAATTTCTTCGGTTTTTATGTTAACAACACCTATTAAAGCTGACCCACTCGCAACATATACATATTTACCTTCTTTTTCGTGTCCATGCCAAGCTCTAATAAAACCTCTTTGATGGTTTTCAACTTGATAAAATCTTTTTACGCCATCAAAATTAAAGTCATTAACAAATCTCACTGAACCTCTATCATCTATAGATAATCCACCACTTAAAACTTTTATCTCCATTAAATAAGTTCGTTTTTTTCTTTTTTATTCTTTAAATAGGTACCATTATGATACACTTTATCTTCAGGATTTTCAACCCTATTCTCATTAAATAATTTTAACATACGATTAACCTCATCTTCAACGGTTACTCGTGGTTTGTATTTAAAGGTATTTAAAGATTTGGTATTATCTACTCTATAATTTCTAGCGTCTTGGAAAGATATTTCTGTGTAATTTATTTTAGTGTTGGGTATTAATTTAGCTACTCTTTCACCAAGTTCTTTAATGATAACATTTTCTTTAGCTAAAACAAAAATACCTTCATATTCTTCTTTACAAGTCTCAGTTACATATTCAGCAATATCCTTAACAGCTATAATAGGTCTCCATTGTTCACCACCATTAATAGTTATTTCATTATCTTTAACAGCTTTCATTGTTAAAACGTTAACTACTAAATCCATTCTTAAACGTGAATAAGTGTCACCTAAACCAAAAACAGTACCTAACCTAAATATAGTACCACCTTTTTCTAATATATGTTTTTCAGCTTCTAATTTTGTTGACGCGTAAGACGATAAAGGATTTGTATCACTTTCTTCATTTAGTAATCCGTCTTGAGCACCATATACTGAACAAGTAGACATAAAAACTAAGTGTTTAGAAGGTGAAACAACATCACAGAAATCTTTTATGGCTTTATAATTTATTTCTTCTGTTAATTTATTATCAACACTACAAGCTGGGTCACCAACTAAAGCTGACATTAATACTATAACATCAAAATCTTTTGACACATTATAGAGTTTTTCAGTATCTCTAATATCACCATATATAAAAGGTATTTCTTTTAAAAACCTATTCTCATATAATAAATTATCATAAACAGTCACATCAAAACCATCTCTTATCAAATAATCACAGGTTAAACCACCAATATAACCAGCTCCACCACATACTAAAACTTTTTTATTTCCCATAAATTTACTATTTTAAAAATTTATTAACTCTTTTGTCGGATTTTCTTTTAACTATTGTTAATCCGGCTTGAGTTAAGGGTAATGTCATAACATCAAAATCTGTATAGTTTTCTCTAATCCATGTATCCATTTTATATGAATCACCACAATAACCATGGTCTAAATACATTTCTTCCATTGGGTCTGTGTCATGTAAGATTACCATACCAAACTCATTTAATAATTTTATAGAATTCATAAAATCTTTTTTAACAGACTCAAAATTATGGTCTGCATCAATAAAAACAACATCAACCTTTTCATTAAAATGTTCAAAAAAGCTATCTGTTGTTTCTAAATAGAACTCACCTATTTTCCATTTTCTTACATCTTTAATATCAACACTTATTATTCTATCCACAAAAGGTTGTACTAATGATAATGTAATACCATCATATATACCTAATTCTAAATAAGTTTTACAATTTATCTGTTTAACTAATTCAGCTATAAAATGTGAGTGGTTATATTTAAAACCTGGGTAACCTAATTTATCTTCCATTATATAATACTTTTAATTAATTTATTCCATTTATTCATACAACTAGATTTATCATAACCTAAATCTAAAAAATGTTTTCTAGGTGAAAAATTACCTAGATTATTCATAACATATTCTATTTTATTTTTAAAATTACCATCCAAAACCCTAACACCCCATTCACCATCTTCCTTATCATAGTACACACCAACATTTGTTGTTACTAAAGGTAAATTACATGCAGCTGCCTCAATACCTGATAAATGTTGGGTTTCTACGACAGATGTACAAATAAGTAATGAACAAGAATTTATAACTTTAATTAATAAATCATGTGGGATACGATTAAATACTTTTACTCTTGGGTGGTCTATACTAAAGTCGTCTTTCATAACTAAACAAAAATTATAATTAGTTGTATTTATTAACTCTAATACTCTATCAAACCCTTTTGGGTGGTTTTGACTAGAACCAATAAATAAAATAGAATTATCTAATATATCTAACTCATCTTTAAAACTTTTGTTTGGTTTAAAAATATTAAAATCTACACCTAAAGGTATTATTTCTGTCCTACAATTAACTTGTGGGTAATTAACTTTTGTATATAATGAATTAAAAACTACCACAGATGAGTTATTACATACATCCATTCTTCCGTGACCTAAATCTTGTAACAAAGAAATTGTTGGTACATTTAAAGGTATGGGTGGGAAAAATGAACCGTTTCTTATGATATAATCAGGTTTACCTTCATTAAGACTATACTCCAGTATTTTATCACTTAAAATATTATATGATGTATAACCATTACATTTATCTTCTAACCCATTTACATTTTCTAATAAATCATGCCAAAAAGTCTTAGTACCTGGTATACAAGTTAAAGTATCGTTCACTAACCAACCCCTCATTTTATTTTTTCATTACGATTTTAAAGTGACTCCCATGAGTCTTATTTATGAAATTATTAACATTTTCATCTAATAATTTAGTATTATCATAATATTCTATAGACACTAAATTATTTTTATATCTAATTTTAAACTCCTCAAAAAATTTATTGGTTAAAATACCTACATGACCTCTTTCATTATCACTAAATGTTTGTTCATTTGGGGTACTAATAAATAACAAACCCTCTTCGTTTAAAGAAGACAAACATTTATCTATTAATTGATAATGAAATCTATGTTTAATATGTTCCAATGTTTCTACTAGAAATATATAATCAGAATTTATTAAATCATTTTTTAATATATCTTCACAAAAATATTTAGTATTATTATTTGTGTTATATGTTAAACAAAATTCTATAGACTCTTTGTCTATATCATAACCATAAACAACACTTTTTTTAAAAATATCTGAAATATTTATTGTACAAAATCCAACACCACATCCTAAATCTAATATAGTAGATTCATCTTTAACATCATTTAAAAATGCTCTATATAAACCCCAATGTTCATTAGCCCATTTACTATATTTTTTATGTTCGTCAACATCAGTTTCAGCTAAACCAGGGCCTACCCATACTGGTCTAACATCACCATCATGAAAAATAATATTTTTCATGTCATTCAATAATTTTAAATCATTTATTACCATATTAACTATCTTTTTCACCTTCTTGTATATGATATACTAATGAATCAAATACTGTTATATGTTTCATACCATATTCATTCTCTAATTTTTTAAAATACCAATCATCACCACTTTGAATTACTCCGTTTGGGTGAAGGGTACCGATACCGTCCATATAGATATTACCTTCAGGGTATAAACCACTTTCTATAAATTTATTTTTTTCAAAAATACAAGGCATAAATAAACCACCTTCTCTTACTTCTTCAGTTTTTATTTGTTTTGAAAAATTATCCCATAATTCATAATTTATTTGTTTAGGTGACCTGCCACAATTAAAAGAAACACCGTGAGTACCACTCAACATTTTACCACTTTCAACTAATCTTGATGTTGGTATATTTGTTCCGTCATGATGTTTTAATAAATTACTTAACCAATTTTCACTAAACACCATATCAGAATTTACAAAACAAATATTATCATATTCACTAGTAATACCAGCATGGTTCCAACAACGATAAACTCTATTTAAATAATAATCACTTGGTTTAGGGTCATTATAAATTGTGTATTTTATATCTAATGTTTTTAGTTTATTAATCACCTCATCTGTAGCATCATTAGCAACAATACGAACACCAATATCCCAACCCTCTACTTTACATTTATCACTTTTTAATTCGTTATATATTAATTCTAAATAATCTAACGACTTAAATATTAAACTTATAATTTCTATATTTTTATTCATATTAATTTTCTTCGTAAAAAAAATGTGGGTATTTTTTTAAAAATGTATCCATCATTTTAGGTTTATTATCAGTAATATTCACAATTTTCTTTTGTGCATAATCCTCAGTTCTGTTCCACAAATCTTTTTGTGATTCCATTTTTTCTTTAATATTATCTACGTCACCGATTTCATCAATAATATAATGAGATTCAGCTATACTGTTGTGGTGAACTAAAAGTACCATAAGAGGCCATTATAGGCCCATTCCATTCACAATTTTGTTCACAATTAACATAATAATAGTATAATTTTTGTTTAAAAGTCACCCATCTATTATCTGTTAAATTTTCTTTAATCGTTTCAGGATTTGGTATTTCGTCTATATCTGAAACAATAATTTTATCACCATTTTCAGCATAATCTACTAATCCTCTCATAATACAATTTCTTTGATAATTTTCTGCTGTCCATATATCATTTTGAGAATAGGGTGGTAAATCATCTACTTTGACATGGATTATTTTATTCAAATAATCTTTAAACATTTCTTTATTTTCCTCAAAAATATAAGGCTTTTCTTTTCCTGTGTGTGTTTTATTTGCTTCAACTAAAACAAAATAATCAACAACATCATTTAACTCCATTAACCTAAGTTCTAACAACTCTAATTCGTTAAAGAATTTAAAACAATCAAATATTTTCATAATTTTTTATTTGTTAACTTCCCAAGTACTTTCTTTCATGGTTTTATTATATAATAAATCTCTATTTTTATTTATTAATTCTGTAGTGTTTAAGTGACTATAATTATTACTAGAATAATGCCATTGGTGAACAACAAATGGGTTATTAATAAATTTAGTTTTTAAACCCATTCTATCTATTCTAATCAAAATTTCATTATCATCATAAGCAATACCATCAGCATACCTTTCATCAAAACCACCTAACTTATCTAAATCTGATTTTTTTATAGCTGAGGTAAAATGAAATCTAACAGGTCTATATAAACTATGGTTATACCAACCGTTATCACCATCGTGTGTAACGGATTTTGGTTCGGGGTTTATAACATTTAAAATATTATCTAATGATAAGTCAACTTCTTTTAAATTATCAGTTTTTTCTTTACTTATAGAGTAACAACCAAAACTATAATATTCACCCTCTTTTATTGATAAAGAACTTTTTAATACATCACCTACATGTAAACATTCTGGATTTTGTATAATTATTATATCACCTTTAGCCTCTTTAAAACCTATATTAAAAGGAATACAAGGGTTTATATACCACTTATCTTTTTTTTCCAATCTAATAATTTTTAAAAATTTAAATTCATCTAATAATGATTCTAATCTGTGTTCCTCATCACTATAATCATCTACAACTATTACTTCGATATCTTTAATTTCTGAATTAGAAATACTTTTTAAAGTATTATAGAATTGATTTTTTCTATTATGAAAAGCCGTTACTATAGATATCATAGTTTTTCTTTTAAAATATTAATTATTTTTTCTGATGTTGTACCGTCACCTAACCAAGTCACATCCCTTTTATTACAATTTAATAATAACCAACTTTCACTATGAGTCCATGTTCTATCCATTTTATTATTAACATTTATCATAAATGAACAATTATTTTCTACTGATTCTGGTCTTTCAGTAAAATCTCTCGGTACTATTACTGGTGTGTTAAGTAAAGACGGTTCTTCTTGTGCTGTACCAGAATCAGATATTATGAATTTTGAGTGGTGGACTTCATTTATATATTTTTTAAAAGGCAATAAATCAATAACTTTTATATTACCTAAATCTATATTATATTCTTTTATATAATCTAATGTCCTTTTAAATCCTAACATATATACAGGTAAATCGTACAATTGACCCATATTATTTGAATATTTAATAATATTTTCTAATCTATTTTTATATTTGAAATTTTCAGGTCTATGTATATCTAAAATGATTCTATCATTTTTTTTAACTTCTAAAGGTTTAAATTTTTTAACTACCTCAACTATAGTATTTCCGACTACATGTATAGATTCGTTTGGTATATTTTCTTTTAAAGCTTTATTTTTATAATTTTCATGATAAACAAAAAGAAAATCACTACAATGGTCACAAACAATTCTATTAATTTCTTCTAACATTCTTTTATCATATGAACGCATTCCAGCTTCAATATGACCTATTTTATATCCTTCTTTTTTAAGAGATACGGCAGAAGTAACAGAATTAGAATCTCCTAAAAAAATAATAATATCGGGGTTTAAATTTTTAGATCTTATTAATTCTATTAATTTTACCGATAAATCTGCTGTTTGGTGAAAATGTTCTTTTCCTACACCACCTATTTCCAAATTATAATCAGGTTTTCTTATTTCTAATTCATCGAAAAAAACATCGGATAATAGTTTATCAAAATGTTGTCCTGTATGTATTAATACGTGATTAAAATTTTGATCTAATTTTTTAAAAATCTCAGACATTCTAATAAAATCAGGTCTTATACCTGTTACTGTTAAAACTGTTTTCATATTTCTATGTTAAATCTATTACCTATTTCTATTAATTTATATCTACCTGGTGGTTTACCTGGCATTAAAGCATCATCCCCCTCACTCCAATTATTAAAATAATCTAAAAATTCAGGTATCCATGACTCAAAATTAACTTTAGCTGACGAATTTTTTAATTTTTTCTCAATATCTTTTCTAACATAACTCATATGATGCATCTCAATTTCATTACGAGTAAAAATTTTACATTTACCATATTCAGTTCTTCTTGTTGGGTCTACTAATACTGGAAATGGGTGTCCAAAAATAAACTCTCTACCTTGTTTTATTTTAAAAGGTAGAGTTACGTAATATTCTTCTTTTGGTTCTAATCTAAATTTAGGTGATTTATAATACGTAGTCATCTGACAAGCCGATGAATCATAATTTTCATCTTCTATTATTTTTTTCATATTCCTAAATTCCTCAATATCATAATATTCATCGGAATCCATGGCCATATGATGAGTACAACCTTTACCTTCAGAAAGTGATAAACCAATATTTCTTTTAGTTATTTCGTTAAAATGACCACCTTTATTTATTTTTGGATTATATTCAAATAATTCATCCACCAAACCCTCATCCTTTAATCTATTTAATAAAGGTATTAACTCCTCACCACATTGGTTACCAAAATTAGAAACTGTTTGATAGACTACTGATATATAATCTACTTCAGACCTTATGCATTTTATAGAGCCTTCTAATAATTCTTCCCCATCAAAAGTATTATAACTTACACCTAATCTCATTGTACTACACTTTTCATTGTATTATTAATTAAAAATTTTAAATCTTTAGAGGAAATATTATCAAAATAGTTATAACATTTTTCATTATCAATAATATAAGGTATTATTCTTTTTGTATAATCCTCAGATTCTCTTTTTAATTTTTCCGAATCTTTATTTCTTGTTTGACTCTCGTAATGATAACAAACTGCGTCAGACACAAAATAATTTTTTAAATTCCTAGTTAAACAATCAATGTTTAATTCCACATCTTCAAAACATTCTTTATATCCCTGATTAAAACCACCTATTTTATTAAAGATGTCTTTTTTAATCATCATAAATGCTGCTGTATTACCAAAAACCTCTTTAGTTTGGGTATGGTAATTATAATAAGATTTTAAACCTTTATGTGATAAATGTATTCTTCTATCTTGTCCTAAAAATAATATGATACCAGAATGTTGTATAGTATTATCACTAAAATGTAATCTAGCACCAACTGTGCCAACTCCTTTGTTGTTAATTAAAACATTAACCATTTTAGTTATAGCGTTATTAATTAACTTAACATCATTATTACAGAATAATAAAACCTCTACATCATCACTAACATGATTCCATACAACATCATTATTTATTTTAGCGAAATTATAGTAATCATACTCAATTAATTTTATATTTCTTAGTCTATCAGAATGTACTGAATGTTTAGATATTAATTCTTTAATTTTTTCTTTTTCCTCATCAGTAGAACCAGTATCAGCAATATAAACTGTGATTAATGGATATTTGTCTTGTTCCCATATAGAATTAACACATTGTGTTAATAATTCAACATTACCTTTAGTGGGTATTATAACTCCAATATGAGGCAGTTTTTTCAGTTTAGGGATTTCATTATCAAAAATGATTTCACCTTTTATTTTATGAGGTAAATTACTATTATATTTTTCTATAAATTGTAATCTATTATCTTCCCATTCTTGATTAGTCATCCCAATAGATTTATGTGTTATTCTAATATTAGATATAACACCAACCTTAACATCTTTTAAATGATTATTAAAACAAAAATCAATTTCATAAAAATGGAATCCTTTAAATGATTCATCAAAATTAGATTTTATTTTATCTTTATTTACAGCAAAAAATAAACCATCAACAATAATTGATTGTAATATTTTTTCACCAAAATTTGAACAATAGATTGAATCCCACGATTTACCTTGATGTTGGTGTCTTACTTGCCCCATCATTTTAGTGTTGTCTTCCCACCATCTTCCACTTTCAGATAAATCAGTAGTTCCAGCAACACCTATTATACCATAATCTGAATTATTAAAATGGTTTAATATTTTTTTACCCCAATTATTGGTATTAAAAATAATATCGTCATGACAAAAAATTAATATATTATTTTTAGATTCTGTTAAACCTTTATTATAGAATTTAGTTAAAGATTCACCATGATTTATATATTCAATAATTTCTATATCTTTTATACCAGAACTTTTTTTAATATGTTCTATATGTTTAGGGTTATGTTCTCTAGTACAATAAACAATACTAATCATATTTAATCTTTATTTTTTAATTTATAAAATTCTTCCTCTGTTAATTCAAATTCTGGTATAAATTCAGTTATTAAATTAGAACCTTTATTATCTGAAACAATATTAAAATATTTATTATTAACTTTAATATTAACACCAGGTCTAGACTTTAAAGAAAACTCAAATAAAGTTTCTTCAGGTATCTCAAAATTGTTTTTTCTTAATAATTTCATTTTTTTTTTATTTTTCTATTTCAATAATATTGATAGGTTCTTCACAGTAAACTGATAAATGACAAGAAGCTTTGATAGCTTCTTTAACTGAATTACCTAAATATAAAGCTGCTAATGCGAAATCCATTCCAGCTCCAATAGCGGTATAATCTGTAACTTCTTTACACCAAAAACCTTCCATTACAAAAGCTTTACCATCAAATACAATAACATACTGATTACTTAATTTTGGTTCTTCCGTTTTATTTCTATACCAATCTTGGAATTCTGACATAAATTCAACCAAAGCATCTACAGAAGCCTCTCTAGGTTTTCTTGTTTTACAATAAATTAAAAATAATCCACCTTCCTGTGCATCACCACAATCACCAATAACCATACCATTAACTTCATTAAGTTTGGCTAATTTATCTTTTTCTTGTGTCCAACCAGATACTAAAATACTATCAGCACCTATTGTTATTTTTTTATTTGTTACTTTTACTGCTACTACTGACATTTTTTTAAGCTTTTGTTGTTATATTATAAACTCCGTTATTTAAAGTTAAATTAAATTCCCCAACAATATCGGTATTTGATGTTGTATACCAAATTTGTGGGTAGGTCGGTGGATATGGATTTGTGTATGGACTTGTATTTGGTTCAATTGGTGCAAAAGGGTTTATTGGTGTGTGTGGTGTTACAGTTATGGGGTTAACCCATTCCCGTATTTTCCCAACTTTTAATGTAAACTCTCTCCATAACCCACCTGGTAAAATACTATTTATTTGTTCATAGAATTCATGAAGATTAACATCTTCTTCTATGGTAATAGTTTTATTTTCTGTATCTAATTGTAATTTCATCATCCTCTACCTGTAGAACCAAATCCTCCCTCACCACGTTCAGATTCGTTTATTTCAGTTACCTCAATTAAATCACCGTAATCAGAACTTATTCTATGAGCAATTACACCTTGAGCTATTCTTTCTCCTTTATCCCAAGTAAAATCCTCATTACTTAAATTAACTAAAAGTACCTTAATTTCACCTCTATACCCAGTATCTACTGTACCAGGTGAATTTAAAACTGTTATACCATGTTTATAAGCTAAACCACTTCTAGGTCTAACTTGTAATTCATATCCATTTGGTAATTCAAAAAATAAACCCGTACCGACAAGTGCTCTTTCTAAAGGTTTTAAAGTTCCTCTTTCATTAGCTCTTAAATCAAATCCTGAATCACCTTCTTTAGCATAAACAGGGTTTTTATTATCCGATTTATTAATATATTTAATTTCTATTCTATTATTTTCTTTTTTAACATTACTTTCATTGTCGTATTCTTGAACAGATTCAGCTAACTTGATGGCTGTTAAAATATCTTGCCTCGTATCTTCAGGTAATATATCCATCTTCACTAATTCTTTTAATTCGGCTATTTGTTGTTGAATTTCCCCCATTATTTTAAATTATTTAATTTTGTTATTATATCCACAAGAGCTTTAACATCTCTTTCACAATATTCTTTAATTTCTTCATGATTATTATCCCAGTAATTACGATTTACATTATCACCTTTAACATCACCATTTTTTGGTGATTCGATATCTAATACAGAACAAATTAAATCTAAAGAACCTAAAGACCAATTATTACCAAATTGCCAAATTTCTTTAGTGTCGACTACCCTTAAATCCCAAGGTTTAGTTTCATGTGTTGGGAACAATTTGGGTGGTTTTAATCCATTTATAAAATACCTTTTACCTAAGAAAGGGATATCAAATATTTTAATACTTTGACCACATAAATCAAACCCAAGTGATTCAATCTTATCAAATATTTTTCTAGTTTCTGTTAAAATACTAATTTCATCTTCACCATAAAAAGATTCAAATCTAACTTCACCATTTTTAGTTACAAATGCCATAGAAACACAAGCTACTTTACCAAATTCAGGGAAAAATGCTGCTGTCTGTCTATATACTTCTCTATAAACTTCTTTTTGATAATTTTGCCCTAAAACAATATCTTCTTGTTTTGGTATCATAGATTCGTCAGTAACTTTTTTACGAAAAGATTCATAATAAGATTCCCACATTTTTAATTTATTTTCGGGCATATCATATAAATCTTTATATTGACTTACACTCTCAATATCAAAAAATAATAATTTATCAATATTAAACTTCATTAGTATGTTCTATTAATTGTTCAACTTCTTTTTGGTTATCTTTTAAAATACTTTTATAAAAAGATGCTCTAGTATGTGTAACAGTATCAATATGGTATTTATCCTTAACAGTCTCATAAAGATTATGTGACAACAACTCAATAAGAGTAGGATTTTCTTTTAATTTTTTCAATGCCTTATACCAATCTTTATGGTTTTTAGAGGTATCAATTAAAATAGCATTACCTTTTTCATTAATACCACCACCGTATTCAAATAAATTTACACAATCAATCTGATAAGGACCAAAATTTTGTGCTATTAAAGCTTTCTTATGGAAACCAGCTTCAATAACTTTTAATTGTGACTTAACTTTATTAAACATATGTTCTTTTAAAGGTGCCATTGACACATCAAATAAATTATAATTAGATGCGTAAGTAGTTATAGGTTTAGTCCAAACTCTTCTATATAATTCATTTAAATTGTTATATTTTTTATCACCACTTTCATCATATTTCTTTAAATGTTTTTGGTACTCTTCCGATAATAATCCGTATTGTTTTGTAAACATTTCCTCATATCTAGCCCAAATACTTTCAATTGGTTCTATTTTTCTAGTTCTTTGTTGTCCTGTGTTTCTATCTATTTCAGTTACATTACCTCTAGTATCAAAACCACACAAAACCATTTGTGATTCAGTTTTATTTTCACCTAAAAATCTACTTACACTATCACCGATAATTTTTAAATCATGAAAATGTGAAGAACCACCTAACCAACCAAAACGTAAAGTTTTTTCATTAATCTCTGTGTTAGGTGTGAATTGTTTTTCTGATGGGTCAATTGCATTAGGTAAAACAATAACATTTTCATTTAATCTACTAATTTCTTTAGCAAAAATAGGTGTTGTTGTTGTCACATAATTAACCCTTTTTATATTTTCTTTTATTTTTTGTGGTAAATTATCATTAATAATCATTTGATGTGCAGGGTGTTCTTTAGATGGTTCCCAGTAATCATCCAAGTCCATAATTGTTATAATACCCATAGAATGTATTTTATCTAAAAGAGAAAACATATCTTCCATATAAACTTGTCTTAAAACACCGTCTTTTACCATAGGTAATGTTCTATGGAAGTGGATTATATCAAATTTTCTTAAAAAACTTTCATCGTAACTAAAATTATCAGTACCAGCTGTGATGATTTCGATATAAAAATCATCATTGTATAATTCCTGTAATTTCATGTGTGGTTCTACTGAACGGAATTTAGAAACACCCGTTCTATCAGAAGGAAAAACTAAAACATTTATTTTGCTCATAATTTATATTTTGTAATAATATAAACTATTTAAAAATCATAGTAAATAAAAAACCCGACATTAAGTCGGGTTTAATATTACTTCTTAGGTGTACCTTTTTGTCCTTTACACCCACATCCTTTAGTTCTCATTTTTAAAGTGTTTATTTATTGTTATTACTGCCTTTTTGTTTTATTTGTTAATACTCGTAACATTTTAACGTTTTCTTGTATCATTTTTTTATCGAAATACTTTTCTACTATATTAGGTAAGACTTTAGCAATTTCCTCAGCTATCATTTTTCTAATGTTATTATCACTAACTTCAGATGTTTTATTAGTTACAATTCGATTTTGTTTTACATGTCTTTGTTCATTCATAAAATCAATCTCATCATCCTCAGAATAATAATTCTCATCAACAGAATTATATTTAGGATTTATTTCTCTAATATCATCTTCTTCCATTGAAAACGTACCTGGTGTGTCCGGTTGTGGGATAGGATTTTCTAACATTGCCCTTTGTATTTCTGGTGGTAATTTAGATTCCTTAACCCTTTGTTTATAAGTTTCACTACCCACATCTAACTTCTGTGTTGGTTTTGATTGTGGGGTAGATTCATTTAATCCAGATTTTCTACTAGAAACATTTGATTCTAATGTGGCTGTATCCACATTATCGTACTTTTTAGCTCTTTCGTCTATAGCTTTAGCTTTTTGTAATATTGCTTTTAACCTTTGGTCCATAAATTTTAAAATTGTGTTATTTTATAAACTTTTTTCATACTTTTATCACCTGAAGGATTAAACAATGGTCTAGGTTCTTTAAAAGTACCACCTAAAACAGTAAATCCATCGATTCTGTCTACTCTAAAAGTTTTCCATCCAGGTTGAATAGTTTTTGTATCACCACCAACTTGATAGACTCTTATTATATCATTGTCAGCTAGTGAACTACCATAACAATAAATTTCCACCCATCTTAGTCCTTTACCTCCAGGGTCTTCTTCATCATCATATCGTAGACTAACAATCCTACGATTATTCATAGCAAATTCAATATCTGATTTACTAGCTTCTTCTAATATAATATTTTCTAATAGAGAGTAAAGTTTCATTTTTACCAATATTGTTCACCAAATGTGTAAGTATAGTAATTACCACCTGAAGCACCTGGTTTATATTTATTACCTGATGAATAAAGTAAGAAATTTTTTCTTTGTTCATCGTTAAGTGTACCTACACCACCTCCTGGTGTAACTTCACCTCTACCGTAATCATCACCTGTGTGTTGTGCGTTAGGGTGTTGGGCATCATATTTTTGCCCGTTAACATTTTTGTAAACATTAAAAGAAGTGTTAGCTTGTCTAGTCACTTCCCCTTGTACTTTTAGTGATGGTAATTGGTTTGTAACCCCACCCCCATTTGGGTTTAACTCATCAACAGACGCATTATCTGTTAAAATAGGTGCGACTGATTGTGCTGGTCCTGGCATAATTTTTTGTTTTTATCAAAAATTGTTATTAGGTTTTCTAGTAACCTCATATTATAAATACCTTCTTGTCTTAAAATTTTATTTGTTTCGGTATCATGTTCTTTATTATCTATTCTAACATTAGGGACTTCTACTTTACCAGGGATACCAATGTTATCCATAGAATCTTTAGTACCTTTAATTTTTTGTCTAGCGTTACTTAAAATATCCTCAACCCAATTTTTCATTAAAGTACCACCATTTAACAAATAAGGTGTGTCTTTTTTATTACCTGTATATGAATCAAAAAAATTTTTCATTAATTTTAATTGTTCATAACTAATATGATTATTATCTTTGGATTCTATCTTATTAATTAATTCTTCTAATCTTTGATAACCCTCAGCATTTTTAGGTCCTTTATAAGCTTTAAAAATTTTATTTAAATGCTTAATAATATCTTCAGATATTTCAAAGTATTTGCCCTGTAATTCTGAATTAGCCATTATATAATCTTCTTTTTAAGTTCGTTCTTATATTCTGTTGGAATATCTGACATATTAATACTTAATAGATAATTTAACATTATAGCCTTTTCTTCACCAGTAGCTTCACCCTTCTCAATTAAATCTTTTAAATTTTGTACTTTTCTGATTAAGATTGGATTTGTGTCTTTTATTGTATCTATTTCTGGGATAGCGTTTAACTTTAAATCGGATTTATTTTTTTGTACAAATTCTTTGTCAAAATCTTTTTTTGTGAAAATATCTTCTATTAAAGAATTCATTTTGTGTCTAGATACTTCTTCTAAATTAACATTTTCATTATTTTTAGAATCATCTTCTTCCTCCTCTTCTTCGTCTTCACCTAAATAAGTTACTCTACCATAATTATTATACTGATTCCATCCATTTTGTCTGGTCATTTGTATTTTATCATCGGTAGTATATTTTGATGCTGTGGCATTATTAGATTGGTCGATACGTTCATCACCCCTTATTTTAACACCATTTTTATTTACAAGTTCACTTAAAAATAAAATATTCATAGATTACTTTTTTCTTATAAATATCAAGCAATCTATGAATATTTAAAACATTTAGAAATATTCCTTTTCTGTTTCTTCTTCTTCAAATCTATCTTTTACCATGTATTCTGAAGATATACCTTTCATCTTCCAAAAACGCATTTCTTCATCACTCATAGTCATCAACTCTTCTAAACTATCTTGGTCTCCATCTTCTGAAGGTATACCAGATACTAATTCTAATTCAGTTCTTGTAAAGAATTGTTTGTTGGTTGGGTCTGTAATTAATAAAGATTCTCTGATATGTTTATTAAAAACAACTAACAAAGGTTCAACCTTTTTATTAAAAGCATCTATATATTTAGGTACATTATAATCACCCTTCATATTAGGGTTTTTTTCCATTTTTTCAGATGTGATTAAGTAAGAATTAAAAACTAAAGTACCTTCAGGTGGGTCGTTTTTAGTTTTTTTAACTTGTATATCACCATGTGATTTTCTGGTACCATTATTAACATAATAAACATGGTCACCTAATTGTGGGTCTAAACCTTCCTTAATTAATAATTCCATGTGTGCTTGTCTAGCTAAATCTTTACCATTTTTGTCAGTACCCCTATTTAGATATTGTTTAATAGTTTTTTTAACTTTAGCTTTATTCGCTATATCTGCTAATGGAATATCTTTATTATAAATTTTTTCAAGATATTCGTTATAATAATCAACAAATTCTTTACCCTTACCATCCAATAACATTTTAATACCATTATTCAAAAATGTTTTAATATATTTTTGAATCATCTTACCTTTAATGGTATTACCTGTTAATTTAATCTTACCATTTGGTTTTAAAGTCGCGTAATTCTTACGAGATAAATTAATTGTTGCTGGCCAAACCTCATCAATATCAAGACCCATCGCCTCATACATATATCGGTCATTATACTCCATTACATCAGCCTCAATACCTTTATATTCTTTACCCTTTTCAACAAATCTATGATAACCTCTACCAATGTAAGTATGGTTCTCAACCACTTCATCATATGAAAAGTTTACACCATCCGTATCTAATACCAAAGGTTCATAACCCCTTTCCATGAAAAATTTAATCATATGTCTAAGATATTGTCTACCAGTACAAGTAATAGTTTCACCAATATCAATATCACCCCAAGGGAAAATATATGGAGCTGAAATAGAACCAAAAGCGGAGTTATTAAATATTTTAATAGGTAATTGTTTCTTATCAAATTTACCAGCTAATTTTTCATCACCCTCTTCTTTGTATTTGTTAGCTAAATACTTATACTCATTACGTGTATCCAAAAGATATTTTAACATCGCTCTTAAAGCACCAGAAACATCTACTTCAGGAAAAACTTCATGAGTTAATTGTATAGAAGGATATAGTGAAGCGTAGTCAAACTTAGCGATATTTTTACTATAACCCAATTTTAATAATCTAGATAAACCACCAACAAAATCTCTTTTTGGTGAAATGTCTGGTAATGCTAATTGGTTTTCATAAGACCATGCCATCATTAGGGTTTTCCACATTGTAGCGGTACCCATAGTAATTGACCTAACAAAGTTAGTTGGTACTAATGCTGCGGTAAGGAATCCAGCTTGAGCATATATATCATCAACCTGTTCGGTTTCCCAAAGGTCATCATGAAGATATTCTTTAATTAAAAATTGTCCGTCAACAATTTCCCATATATCCTCATACCCTTTTATTATTTCACCGTCAATTTCTTTAGGGTTAGGTTTTTGACCATCTAGATTATACCATTGACCACTAGTTTTATTATAATAATATTTTTTATTTTCAATCCAAATTTTACCTAATTGATTACCGTCAACATAAACACGATTATTTCTTTCGACTTTAGATTCTTTAGCAATATATTTCAAACCACCTTCTTGTAAATTAGAATTCAAAGCCATCGCCTGCCTAACCCTGTGATATGTATCCATTATATTATAACCCCAAAATTGAGTTTGTTCATACTCTTCAGTTTCAGCACCTAATTTTAAACTAGATTTTTTTCTAGTTGCTTTAATCATTGGGTGTTTAGTTTTTATAATATCATCAGTACTCATACCCAAAAGTTGGACTCTACCAGGAATAAGTTTTTCTTTTACCTCAATTTTTTTGGTTTTTGGGTGTTTTACTTTTATTTCTTCTTTTTTACCAATAAGGTAAGTCCAGTCAAAGTTTTCGGAGTTATAACCAATTATAATTGTTGGTTGTAATTCATGGATTATTTCAAAAAACTCCTTAAGCATTTCTCTTTCACCATCTTCCGTATATTCACCATTTTCATTGTAAGCGGTAAGTAATTTTTGAAAACCACGATTATCTTTAACCCCAATCATAAAAGCGTGACCTTCTGATGGGTCTAAACTCGTGGTCTCAATATCGAAAGTTAATTTATGGACTTCAGTATAGTCTTCATAACCTTTAAATAATCTTTTACCTGTTTGAATCATGAATTGTTCTACAGGTGGTAGTATTTGAATTAATCTTTTATCCCTATCCCAAGGATTAATACCACCTTTTTTAAAGAAATTAACTAAATCCCTATATGTACCACTAGTTTTAACTAAAAATTTAAACCCATCTTCCAAACGTTCATTATCACCTGTTTTTAATTTTTGTGTTTGGATTCCGTATTTTTTAGCTTCACGTTTAATAACTTCTAAATCATCACCATAAAAACCACTACCACGTAATGATTTTGTCCAACAAAAAGGTGTGAATTTTTGTACTTTTATTTTTTTACCTTTAACAGGGTCATCAATAATTAAATAGACTTTATTGGTTTCATCTATTGACCAATCATCTGTTTGGTCCAACTCAACTGATACTATGTATTTTTCAGGGTCATGTCCTTCTAAAAATATTTTAATGTCTTCAGGAGTAGCTTCTTTAATAACATCTTTACTCATATAATATTTAGATTTTTGGAACGGGATAAATCATAACCTCTCGTTGTTAATAATGATTAACTATAATCAATATTCTTTAAAAATTAAATAAGCTAATTAAAATTCTTTTGGTATTTTGAACATTTCAGATTCTTTAGCTCTTCTTTTTATTAAACCTGGATATTCATCAAATTTATTACTTGATATTTGTTTAATCGATTCTTTAGCCTTTTCTAATTCACCTCTTTTTACATATTGAATAAAATCACTCATCCTTAAATTACCCACACCAAAATTATATGCTATTGAGACCATGGCATCATACATACCTTGTGTTAACCTAGGTTTTATATTTTCCATTTCCCAATCATCTAATATTTTGTTTACACCGTCTATAGACTTTTTTACATCATCACGTAATAATTGTTCGGCTTGAGCTTTTGTTATTCTGGTTATCTCTTTATCAGGGTTATTTCTATCATAAGTTATTATATCTTCATAATTAGGAACAAATGGATAATCTCCACCTGTACTACCTCTTTTTGGATTTGAAAAAACTGCGTGACCATAACCTGTAGTATAAGCCCCATCTTTAATATCATAAAAATATAAAACAGGTTTACCGTTTATACCCTCTTCTTTTTTTAAAAAATTAAAAAGATTTTCACTAGGTTTCCTAATTTTTTTAACAGTATCTTTTTTTATTTTATTTGTTTTATCTATACTATTACTTATATTAGATGATACTTTATTATATAAATCATTTATTTCTTGTAAAGAAAGGATACCAATAAAAGAATAAAATATGTATTTTATTAATCTTTTTTTAAACTTTGGTGGTAAACTTTTTGTTTCTTCTAAAAAAATTTTTACATATTTAATAACATCGTTTTTTGTTTTAACCCATTTTCTAGACTGTTTTAAATCTTCTTTTACTTTTTGAGTTAAATCCCACTGATAGGTTGGACTTGGTTCATCTTTAATCCATTCATTTTCATTAATCAATGAAATATCATTAACAACTTTTTTTAAATAATATTTTGTTTCTAAAATATTATCATAATCAATAGATTTATTAATCTCTTCTTTTATTATTAGTTTGATGTTCATTATTTACTAGAATCTATTTTAGTTTTTAATTGATTAATAAATTCCTCAGAGAATTTCTTTAAAAAAGGTACACCATCTTTTCCGAAATACATTAAACCCGATATGTTAGTGATACATTTATGACCACCACTATTAGATTGAATCATATCCCAACCTGTAATTTTTAACATTTTAAGAGCTTTAATTTCTCTTTCTGTTAAATCACTGTAAGATTTTGACATAACTTTTTTAATGGCATTTTGCCATCTATCAATAGTATAATCTTCACTTGAGCCTTTCGGTAATGTATTTAAACCTATAACACCATTATCACTATCTTCAAACATAGCTACCATATCATTATAACTAAAACCTACCGATTCTTCATTAAAATCCTTACTTTTTTCAGCGAAATATTTTATAGTATCCACTGTTATTATTTTATTTTCTAATTCAGATTTATAAACATTTAAAACATCTTGTGCTATCTCACCTAAATTAACACCTTTAAGTTCTCTACTAGTTTTAAAAGGATTACAAGAAGCTTGTAATAAACCTAGAGGCCATGTTATAACTAAAAAGTTTGCTTCAGGATATAATTTAAATGGTACATATCTATCATATGAACCAGGTTTAAACATTGAACCTCCTCCATATTGTGAAATTATACCATATTCTTCATCATAATTTACGTCTTTACTTTCAGATTGTTTTTTAATATAATCTGCTACATTTTGTTTCATCTCTAAAGATGAAGTGTATCCCTCTTCTTTAGCTAATTTAACAATATTTAAATAAATGTTTAAAAGTGATGGTGTAGAATCTAAAACAAGTCTTTCTAAAAATTTTGGTTTATTTTTATAGGCCAATAACAATTTATTTGTTACTAATGCCATAGCTATTTTATTATTAACAAATTCTTTTGTTTTATTTAATTTAAAAATGTAATTCATTACATCATCAGGTGTAATACCTAATCTTGCGTAGTCAGCACTATCTATTGTAGATATCATCATAATATCACTTGAAGGAAAAATATCTTGTGGTGACAATACCTGTGAAATAGTTTCTACATTTGAACGAGAGTGTCTAAAGGATGTTGATGTACTTTTTTCCACCCCCACCTGTGAATCGTGGTGGTCTGTATGTATAACAAACATTGGTTTACCATGAGCAAAGTCAACCAACACTGGCATTATTTCACCACTAGCATCAGGTTTTTTAATAGAAAATTCTTTATCTCCATATTGGATTACTTCGGTATCGACTGTTTTAATACCGTATTTTTCAAGATAGTCTTTCATCGCAATAGCGGTAGTAACTCCATCAAGATCCTGGTGAAAGTAGATTTTGGCCTTTTTATATCTTTTAGCTAATTTATTTATATTTTGTATACCACTTTCGGATATAATTTGTTTAATAGAATTTTCAGTAATAATCATTTTATTTATTTTCCAATAAATATCACTGATTTTGATTCAATTTAGATTTAAGTTGATCAATGTGATGATTTAAATACCAAGAGGCCTTATTTAAATCCTCCAATTCTTTATTAGGGTCTTTTTTTCCTGCTCTTGAAATGTATTTTACGGTGTTACCTAGAGAGAAACCTAATTCCCATGCATCAATAACTTTTATTGCCTCATATAAATTTTCTTCACCTCCATAATGTTTTGGGTGATTAACTTGTTCTTTATTTTCCATTATTTTTGTTTTTAATTAAAAATACTTATATTTGTGGTAATAAAAAAGAGTGTATGAAACATAAAAAAATAAAATTTGGTAGTTTAAATGATTATAGGTTGAAGAGGTTGTATTCCAAAATTTTAAAAAAAGAAACTAATCTTAGAAAATCATTAAGACCACTCCAACATATATTATCTAAAGAACAAAAATTAGATATTAAAAATAAGTTAGATTATTATTTATCAACGAGAGCTTCAATTGGTGCTGAGATTAATCACCGTAATCTTTTAAAAAGTAAAAAATTAAAACCTAATAGGTTGGAGGTAATCGATAAAAATGGTAGAATGTACGTAAATATGAATTGTACATTTGAATTGAATTATCAGGATGAGGGTAAAACATTAAAAATTTTTGTGAAATGAAAATAAATGATGAAAAAGAAAAACTTACTGTTTTAGAAAAAATTAGATTGTGGTGGAAGTTTGAAGGTAAATATTATCACAAAGATTTAATTCAAGGGATTAAAAACCTATGGAAATGGTTTCCTACTATTTGGAAAGACCGTGATTGGGA